TGTTGAAGATATAAGTTTAACAGATGCACCAGAACACTATTCGTGGTTAGCAACAGAAGCACGGGATAAGATATTGAATGGTCACAATGTAACAAGTTCAATGTTGATAGGAATCAATCAAGGTGGACAAGGTTTTAGTTCTAATGCTGATGAGATTAAAGTTGCTTCTGCTTATTTTTATAATACTACGATTAAGCCATTCCAAGAGTTGATTATTGATGGCTTAGACCAAATTTTAGCATTTAACGGCATTTCACTTGACTTATATTTTGAAAGGTTAACTATTATAGACCCTACTGAAAACACGGTTAATATGAGTGCTGATTTAGATTTAACTGATGAGGTAGGTGATAGTATTCTTGAAGAATTGCAAGGAGAATCAATGGGTGATGAATGGGAAGTAGTAGATAAAAGGGAATATAAAGATACTAATTGCAGTATTGATGAGTGGATAGAAGAACACGAACCTAAAAAATCAATGCTTACTAAACTTGCCGATTATATTACTTCATTTCCAAGTAGAGATTCAAACTTAGATAAGTCAGTTTATAAGGTGAGATATGAGTATTCTGCACGATATAACAAAGACAAAACACGAAGATTCTGTTCTAATATGATGAGTAGAACTGCTAACGGAGTAGTTTATCGTTTAGAAGACATTGATAAAGCAAGTAGAGCAGGAGTGAATAAGCAATTAGGTCATAAAGGACAACCTTACGATTTGTTTAAGTTTAAAGGTGGTGTAAATTGTGGACATTACTGGAGTGAAGTACTTTATAAACTAAAGACTAAAAAAGATGGTAAAGGCTATGTAGAAGATAAGGCGTTAAGTTCTTCCGAAGAAGTAGCAAGTATTCCTAAATCATACAAGCCAAGACCTTACGGAACTGCTGAAAGTAAGATAGCACCTATTGATATGCCAAATAACGGACATCACCCAAATTACGGAAAATAATATGGCACAAGCATTATTTGTAACAACAGAAGATATTAAGAAATTCACTGCATTAAATGGCAATGTAGACCCTGATAAGTTCATTCAATTTGTCAAAATAGCACAAGATACGCATATACAGGAGTATTTAGGCACTCGTCTATTTATGAAGTTCAACGATGATATTGTAGCTGATGATTTAGCAGAGCCTTATACATCGCTTTTAACGACATATATCAAACCTATGGTAATACATTGGGCATTGTATGAATATTTGCCGTTTGCGAGTTATCAAATAGCAAATAAAGGTATTTATAAAGGTGGTAGTGAAACAAGCGAAACTGTAAGCAAAGAGGAAGTTGATTATCTAATCAATAAACAACAGAGCATTGCACAACACTATACAACGAGATTCAAAGATTATATGTGCTTTAATCAAGCATCGTTTCCTGAATACTACGAGAATAGTAATGGAGATATGTTTCCGAACCAAAACACGATTAACTATGGCTGGTACTTATAAACCGAAAGAAAGTAATATAATTAAATTACAAGCATTCATTAAATCATTAGCAAAATGAGAATCATAAAAAGACTTAAAGCGACAACACCACCTTTTTTTAAGAAAGTGCGTAATATCGGATTAATAGTTGCAGGAGTAGGAACAGCAATAGCAACACTTCCTGTTAGTTTACCAGTTGGATTGGTCGCAGTATCTTCGTATCTAATTGCAATAGGCACAACTGCTGCTACAATTGCACAAACTGCTGAACAACGATGACAATAGGAAGTTCTGAAATTTGGATGTTTATTATTGCTACTGCAACAACTATTATCGGTTACTTCCTTAAGATTGTACATAATGACGTACGGAAAAATACAGAGGAAATAGGAAAGCAAAAAGGTAAGATTGAACTTGTAGAGCAAGAAGCACGATTGAAGTATCAAGCAATCCAAGAACAAACACAATTAGAGATAAAGAATCTTGCTAAAAATGTAAGTGAATTATCCAGTGCAGTTAAACAATTAATACTTGACAGATGATTGAAAATCGTTTTTTAATAGTGGTATTTGTATTAGTGTTACTTATTTACACTACATTTATTATTAACAACGATAACAATCAATTGAAATGAATTTAAGTAAACACGTTACCAAGCAAGAATTTGAACTATCTCCTACTGCAGTTAGGTTAGGAATAGATAATCAAATGAACGAAGAACAAAAGACAAAGGCTATTTTACTTTGCGTTAATGTTTTTGAGCCTATCAGAGCAAAGGTAGGACATCCAATAAAAGTAAATTCTGGTTTCAGAAGTGCAAAACTGAATAAAAAGATAGGAGGTAGCACATCATCACAACATTGCAAAGGTGAAGCGATGGATTTGGACCTACACGACAAAGATACTTTTGATTGGATAATTAATAACGTAGAATTTGACCAATTGATTTGGGAGTTTGGAAATAACGTTACTGCTGATTGGTTTCACATATCATATAAACAAAAAGGAAATCGTAAACAAGTACTTCGTGCTTTAAAAAAACACGGAATTACAATGTATGTACCTTATACACCTTATTAATGAATAAAATTGATACACAAGTAAGAAAGGATATTATAATTGAATATCTTACTAAAAATCCATTAATACCTACGAGAACACTTGCAACATTACTTATTAAAAATCATCCTAATGAATTTAATAATTTTGATTCTGTAAGGTCAACAATTAAAAGATTACGAGGGGAAGATAGTGCTAAATATAATTCAAAAATAACTATGTTTAAAAGAACAGCAGAACAAAAGAAAGAAGCAATGGCAAGTAAAAAGATTCCTGAAAGCGATTATAAGGAAGTAATGCCTTTTATAATGCCTAAAGGAAATAATCGTATTTTAGTACTTACCGATATACATATTCCTTACCACGACATAGATGCTTTACAAATTGCATTGGAATATGGCAAAAAATTGAATCCTAACGCAATATTACTTAACGGAGATACTATTGATATGTATCAAGCGAGTAGATTCATTAAAGATAGGAGATTGCGTGATTTAGCAGGGGAATTAGAAATGGTAAGAGATTTTCTTAACTATCTTAAAGATGAGTTTAGTTGTCCTATATACTTTAAGATAGGAAACCACGAAGCACGATGGGAAAACTATTTAAGAGTATCTGCACCTGAACTATTAGGTATTGCAGACTTTGAATTGTCATCTGTTCTACAATTTGGTGCTTTAGGTATTCAAGAAATAAAATCTACACAAATTATCAAAGCAGGTAATTTAAGCATACTTCACGGACATGAGTTTGGGCAAAGTGTATTTAGCCCTGTAAATGCTGCGAGAGGTCTTTATATGAGGGCTAAAAGTGATTCTTTGGTAGGACACCACCATCAAACATCAGAACATTCAGAAAAGGACTTAAATGGTAATGTTGTTACTACTTGGTCTGTTGGATGTTTAGCAGGATTATCTCCAGAATATATGCCATTTAATAAATGGAATCACGGATTTGCTTATGTAGAATTTACAGAGGATGGCAATTTCATTGTTAATAACCATCGTATAATAAATGGGCAAGTTAGATAATATAATATATCTTTGAAACGTTAGTTTTTCATAGTTTGTTTGTTTAGTTTAAGTCCCCTTGCAGAGATGTGAGGGGATTTTTTTTGCTTCTGAAAGCCTTATAAACATTGAGAAAATGAAAATAATTTAAAAATAATTGTTAAAAAACTTGCACGTTATTAATAAAGCACCTTATATTTGTAGAAACAATTAAAAACAAACACTATGAAACATTTAACACCACTTGGACAGAAATTAGTCTATGCAATTTTTTGGTCTGTAGTTCTATATGGACTTTATTTAACAAGAGATATTAACGTATAAAAACAGGAACTATGAACTTTGAAAGTTATTTACAAGGAAGAAAAGACGTATTAAACACAATACAATCTTATCTTGAATTCTGCATCAATAATCTTTATTCAGCAGAGGAAGTACAAACTATAACAGACATCAATAATTTTATCTTGAAACTAAAAAACAATGAAAACAATACCGATAGCAATGATTAAAAGATGGTGGAGTAAACCATCTGTAAAACAGGAAAAGGGAGGGAATTTCAATATGGATTTATATCTCCGAGTATGCGACATTAAATTGAATAACTATGGACAGATTCGTAA